GCAATAACTGTAGGCATAACACGACGGATAACTGGTAGAATAACACGGTTAAGTGTTGCTACGTTACCTGCTTGTGTTGAACCAGCTGTTGCATTTTCAGCTAGCATCTTGCGTGTATTCTCAAGAATAACGCCCATGCTTGTTCTTTTAGAACCGTGTAAGCCTTCTAACAGGGCTTCTTTTGTTTCGCCCCAACGGCTTTCTAATAATACTTGTGACATGATTTTTCCTTTTTCCTTTTAGGGTTTTAATTAAGCCCTGCTAAACGTTTGATCTCAAATACGTTGTCTTGCGACTCTGTACTTTCAACTTTAACGGCAGCTTTAGCAGTTTTATCTCCGGTAGCTACTACACGTGATTCTGTTAATACTTTAGCTTGTGGAGCTGGTGTCTTAACTGAACTGTTGTTTAGTACTGCTGGAAGATACTTTTCGTATGCAGACTGTAATTTCTCAGTCTGTACACTCTCAAGAAGGTCTTGCATAATTGCAGACTTTTCTTTATTCAATGGCTTCAGTAATTCTGCAAGTTTTTGCTTACGGTCTACTGATTCCTTGATAATACGAACTTCACGTTCTTTTGATTCAACTAGTGCATTTTTGCTTTGAATTGCAGAAACTGCTTCTTGCAACTTGTTACTTAGTACATTTACTGTACCTTGTAGCTTACGAATTTCTTTGTTCTCATTTAAATGAGTACCAGCAAACTCGCTAGCAAACGCTTCGAATAAACGACGACCGAACATGTTTTCACGTGCCACGGTAATGTCTTCTTTTAGTTGAGTCAATTCTGACTCTAACGAACTGGTTACGGCCTCTTGGACTGCTTGTGCAGATTGTGCAACGAACTTGCTTTGTAGTTCAGCTAGTTTAGCTTTACCTTCGCGAACTAGACGAACTTTAGTTTCCACTACTGCTCTCTTGTCTGCTTCAAATTCTTTGATTTCTTCTGCTAGTGCACGAATTGTAAATGCCTCAAGTTTGCCAATGGCAGCTTCATACATTTTACGATCGTTGCGTAGTTCACTGATTTCTTCTGCTAGTTTAGCAGTTAGGAAATTGTTGAACTTGCCTGCACTTTCAACCATGTGTGTTTTAAACTTAACACGGTCTTCGGCTAGTTTTTGTTTTTCTTCTGCGAACTCTTGTAGTTCGGCAGTTAGGCTTTCTGTAACCATTTTGTCAAGAGCTTCAACCATAACTGATTTGTCATGTGCATAACGTTGTGCGAATTCCTCACGTAGTTCAGCACGAGCCTGTTCTTTTGCTTCAGTGATTCTGGCTTCCCAGGCTTCAGCAATAGCAGTACGTGTGTCTTCGTTAATAATTCCGTTATCCAACAATGGTTTGATAGCATCTAACATCTGGATATATCTCCTATATTTTAAGTTCTTTGATGAATCCTGTTAGAGATTCCTTCAGGTACTTTTGTACTTTTCGATCTTGACTAGCTTCACTTGCTAGTTCAAATACTTTACTACCACCACGCATATTCATTAACGACTCGTAAATCGCTTTTGGATAAGCATGTGGGGCACTGGGTTGTGCCACAATATCCACAGTAATGATTTCAAAATCACTAACGTGTCCCGTTCCTTCGTTAACATTACCAGATCCACGTGAGCTTACTCCTAGCTTTACGCCTGATGTAATCATAGCTTCAACTAGTTTGCCCATTGGTGTTGGTAATACTTTTAATTTTCCGAAACCTGCAGGACCATCCATCCACATTTTTTCAATCATGTGACTTACACGGTCTAGGTTAATCTTTAAATCGTCTGGATGGTCTACTTCTCCTAGGACGCTATATCCTTCTTTGATTTGACCATTGATAGTTTCCACAGCTTTTTGTATTTCGTGGACTGGGTATACTCGTTGATTAGCGTTTTTCACGCCTCCTTCAACGAATATCCCTTCCATATAGAGATCTTTTCCTTTTCCGTCTTTTCCTTCTTCAAGAATAATCTTGATTCCAGCGCGGTCAAAAGTTAAGTTCTCACGTAGGTACAAAGCCATTTTATTGTGCCTATCCTATTATTTCTTCTTGCCAGTTGGCTGACCAGCTTGGCCTAGTTCAGACTTCTTGTTCACGTTAGTACCAATTGTGTTTTTGGAACCTGCGTTAGTACCTTCTGAACCCGATTTCTTCTCAGCGCCATAGCCTTTGTCAGATCCGCCGTCCCAAACTTTCTTGTTGCCTGGAGCATTTTTAAACTTACCAGCGCCTGGCAAATTGCCTTCGCCTTTGTTGTACTCATTGCTTGGCTTTGGAATTGCTTTGTTATCTGGATTTTCATTTGTAGCACCACGCTTAGAAACAATGTTCTCGCTTGTACCACCAAAGTCTGGACCTTGTTCCAAACCAGTATAAGTTGTATTAACTTTAACTTTACCAGTCTTTGTACCAGCTCCAACAGGGTCACCTTCGCTATATGTACCAGGTGTTAAGTTGATATCTTCAATCTTCTCAACATACTCACGCATTAGTTCGCTTACTGAACGTTGGCGTGATTCAAATGGCTTACCACCATCTTTTTTGCCGGTGTTTTTCATGTTTGGTTTTCCGGCTTCTTCTTTTTCAGCTTTAGTCATTTTCTTTTCGTTTTTCTTTTCAGCAGACTCTTCTTCCATGAACATTTCGTCCACTGGCTCTTCCATTCCTGGCTCTTCCATTCCTGGCCCTTCCATTCCTGGCTCTTCCATTCCTGGCTCTTCCATTCCGCCTTCTTGTCCGCCAACGATTTGATCAAATTTTGCTAGTAGCTCGTCTAGCTTGTCGTTTGCACTCATAACTTGTTGTTCGATCTCGTTATGCTCGCCAGCTTCAGGATCAACTTCACCGCTTAGGTTGCCGTCATCGTCTTCACTGTCTAGATTAAACTTAGTGTCACCTTCGCCGTCATCGCCTTCGCCGTCATCGCCTTCGCCGTCATCGCCTTCACCTTCTTCATCAGTTTCGTGTACTGCTTCTTCAGTATCAACTGCTTTTAATTCTTTTGCAAGGCCGCCAGTTTTGTCGCCAGCAACGCCTTCTTCTTCCATTTCTTCAGCCATGATGTTTTCGTAAATGTCACGTGACTTTTCTACAACGATTGTGTGGAAAAGTTGACGTGCTTTGTCGTCTTCATCATTGATGATATATTCAATTAGTTTTTCAAACTTGTTCATAAAAATTCCTTTAATAAAGTGGCTTTGTGTAGTTATTTACTTAACTACGCAGATTTCGGGGTTAAATGGGGTTTTTTTGGCGAATTTTAGTTGTATAACTATAGGCCAGGCATGCCAGCGCCGCCTTCTGGGGCTACTGCGTACTGTTTTGCTGTTTGCTTGAGTTTCTTTTCGTGCTCAAGTTTTTTAACGTCATGACTTAGTCTAAGTCTATGTAGGTGGTCAAATGTCACACGAGTTACTCGACTGTCGTTCATTTTGAGAGTGCTCTTATCGTCTTTTTCAGAGTAATAGCCCTCGGGCGCTTTGTCAAAGTCTTCAAATAAATCAGTGATATTCATATTTGTATTTAACCAATTTGTTTAAAGACCAGCACTTGCTGCGCCAGCGTTTACACCAGCTCCAGCACCTGGGCCAGCTTCTCCGGCCTCTCCTGGAGTTCCGCCATCTATTGCTCCGCCTTCGCCACCTAGGTTATCCAAATCACTTTGAATACCACCTGGGCTTACGCCAACTCCTCTTAAGCCAGCAGCTTCAGCAGGTGCTGCTTCAACGTCGCCTCTTTCTTCGGCCCAAGCGGTCTCGTTCTCACTGATCTCTTGTTCAGTCATGCCCAAATAACGTTTCATTAAGAAACGTTTAGAAAGATAAGGATACTGTTCTAGTTGTGTAAACGTAGCAATACGTGCAGTATCAATGTCTGCTTGGCGGTATTGTGCAAAGTTTTGTGGTTCATTAAATGATAAATCAAATAAACTTCCGTCAATATTAAAGCCTCTCCAACGCATAAACAGTTTGAATTCTCTGTCTAATGACTCACAAATCATAGCCTGCAAACGTTGGCAATACTGATTAAAGCGCCATTCCTGTATCAGTGCAGTACCTACTCTACCATCAGTATACGCTTGACTTCCGTCATCAGCGGTAGTTGGCAAATAGCTTGAGGGAATACGCAAACCACGGAATAGTTTATTAGTAAAGAAGCGCAAGTCTGTGATCTCGCCCAAGTTGGTACCGCCCGGGAATACTTCAACAGAGCTTCCTCTACCATCAGCAGTTACCGGGAAGAAATAGTCTTCGTTTTGACTTAGTGGATTGTATGTAGCATCCATCATGTTTGCGTTACTGCCAGTACCGCTTTGAGTTGGAATTCTACGTTGGTGTATCTCATTCTTGATACGATCCACAAATGCCATGGCCATATGACTGGGCATGTTACCTACGTCAATTTTAAATACTCTACGTTCTGGGGCACGTTGTATACGATAGATAATAATCGAGTCTTCCAGCAGTTCTTTTTGCTTGAACACTTTGAAAATGTTTTCTAATACGCTATTACCAAACGGCCAAAACACATCCAAGCCTTCGGTTAAACTAATATGAACTATGTGTTCAGCAGCAATTGCTGCTTCGTTTTTAGCATGACTAAATCTTGAGCCGCCGCCAAATGGTGTTTGTGGTTGTACATAAGCACCGCTGGGCCCACCTGTTTGTGGATGATTCATATAGGTATCTGTAGTAGCTACCGCAGTCATTGTTAAGTTTTGAAAGTTAGGATTTAAGTCTTTGATCATGTACTGCTCGGGCTTTTTGCCGTCGCCTTCGTTAACAATAACTTTAGTAACCTTGCTCATTTCCGTCCACATTAGTTTAAATGTTTCGGGATCACGGATAAACACTTGGTCTCCGTATTTGATGGTGTTACGCACAATTTTGAATGTACGCTTGTTAAACTCGTTTAAGGCAACCCATTGTTGTAGTTGCTCTTTGAGAATCTTTACTTCATTGTCACTAGGAGTTTCTTTGAATTTAATTGTAAAGCTAGTGTGGTTTTCTTGATTCTTTTGAGTCATAAACTCAGCTAAAATATCTAAAGCAGCGTTAACCTCACTGTCCATATCCATTTGTTCGTATTGATTATAACGTTCAACACGATTTGGATGCCCAATATAAACTTCAGGTAACTGACTTTGATAGTTACGCATACCTGGATCCGCAGGGCGTCCACCGCCCAAAGGACTTACATTGCTTGGTAAGTTACTGGTTTTAAAATACTTTTTCCATCCGGCCATAATTATATTCTCTCGTAGTAGTATATTTATAGCAGATTACGCTACTGCATTTAAAGTTTTGCGTGCCACAGTGTTGCTATTTTTGAGAGTATTGCTGATCTCTTTTAGCGTTCTAGTCATTTCGGCAAACACTTGACTTGTTTGAGATCTGGATGTAACCGATCCCGGTCCTGACACAATTTCTGGGCCCATCTCACCAACAATAGCACTGTCGCCCACGCCCAAATTAGCACCGTTGTCGGCCATTTGGATATGCATTGGATCTCCGGCTAATGTATTAAACTTGTATCGTTCTAACAAGCCCATAGCTGATAATTCAGCAACTTCGCTACTGTTAATGTCTAATGCCTTGCCACGTTCGTGTAAACTATGTCCAGGTTTGGCCTTCATTCCTGACGTTGATGCTACATTAGTTTGTTCTTGCAAACTTCTAAAAGCACTGTTGATGTGAAGTTTTTTCTTTGTCTTTTCATAATATTCTTGCGCCATTGCAACAAACGCACCTTGTAACGAAGCATCAGCTTGGCGAAAATGTGCTTCGTCTCCAGTATTGCCACCAAATGAAATAATGTCAGATAGCGATCTTGGGCTGGCCCCTCCAGGTGCACCAGCAGCACCAGCAGCACCAGCGCCGCCCTCAGTCATTCTGCGAAACTGCGGTGCTGCTCCACCTCCACCAGATACAGTGGCATTTTGTAAGTTGACATTGGTACGCCCATGACCTAGGTCATGCATTTTTTGTGCAGCAGCTGCGCCAGAACCTTTAGCATAGTCCACAAACTTTTGCCACATACTCTTTGGATTTAGTGTATCGCCAAATGCTCCCATAGATTTTATTAGCGCATCAAATCCGCCTTTGGTGTTGGCAATGTTTTGGGCAAAATCCTCAACCGAGCCTGACATTTTTTTATCCATATCAGCGAAGGCCTGCACTTGATTTTCTTGTGCTCGAGCAACTGCATCATCCAATTTGGCTTTGTTGGTTGCTGAATCTTTAGCTAGTTTTTCAGCATCAATTGCTTGGCCTTTGTACACACCGGTACTGTGTTGTATTGTACCACTAAGTGTTTCCATTACTTCTTTAGCGGTATTGTTAGTTTGCGATGCTTGGGCGAAGGCATCAATTTCTGTTTTATGCCCTGCCACATAATCACGCACACTCAA